TGTTTCGGGAGTAAATTTAGTTTTGTTAATATCAACACCTAAACTGGAAGATAAACTTTTCAATGTTGGTTCTACAATTTGAAATTTTCCAATAGCAGTGGATGGAAACAAACCAGATTTTTTCATTCTTTTTTGTAAATCCAAGACTTCGGCAATCGTCAAGTCGGACAAGTTAATATTTTTGAATTCTGATGGTAGATTTTTATCACCAGCTTTTGCTGTCACCAATCTATTATAATTATTTCCCGATTCTGCTTTACCAATAACATCTTTTAATTGTTGTAAATTACTCAAATCTCCCATACTATTAACATTTGTTAATGTTGTAGGTATTTCATTTGTATTAAACAAACTTTTAATATCTAAGTTGAAACCATCTAATTGTTTTTTCATGTCTGTGAAGGCCGCCATAGCATCTTCAGCAAACAACATTAGTCCGACGCCACCGGCAGCAATCAATCCATACTTGAGTAGATTGTTTTTACCACCAGTTTTCTTCTTTTCATCATCCTTTTTCTTTTCTCTTACATATAGTTGTTTGACATGTAAATCATGACGGTCTTGAGTTTCATCTTCTTTGGTTTTTTTGAAATTTGAAGCCATTTCCATCATGAGGTTGTCTTTCTCATGATTTTTTACCATGAACAACAAAATCTTGGCTGCAACGTTGGCCAAGTGGTCGCCCTTTTTTAGTTTTCCTGCACGTTGAGACACGCTGTTGTAAAATGGTTCTTTTGGAACAACATTTGGTGCAACTTTGGTTGCTCTTTGACTTAGTTTCTTAGACTCTCTACTTTTAGTTGAGGTTCTTGTTGTTTTGATACCAAAAACATTTTTAAGAACAATTGGATCCACAAGGTCCTTGTATTCAAGGATCTTTTTTTTCAGTTCTTCAGAAGCTTCTTTGCGAAAATGTTCAACCAGTTGGTCTTCAACCTTTTTCTTTTCCGCTTCAAGTTTAACTATTTTATCTTTGAGTGACATGTTTATTTACGTTCGTTGTTTCTTTGTTTTATCTTCTCATTTTCTTCTTCAATATACTGAGCAAGCATAGCAACGTAAATTTCACGCTCCCAAGGTATCATACCTTCAAGTTCAGACAAACTATATTTGTGGTGCTGTATCAATGCAAAGTTTGTCTTATAATAATTTCTTAAGTTATCATGACGAAATATTACCCGAAAAAATTTTCAAGGCCCTCAACTTCAATTAAGTGTTTGAAACCACACTTACCACATACACATTCAATTTTCTTATTTAACTTAGGTAGGCTATTGAAGAAACCTTCAATCTTTGCAAATTGGTCATGGTTCAAAGATTCAATGAACTCAACCAATTCCTGTCTTGGTGTTTCATTTGCATAGTAATACTGTTCACCATCAAAAATAGATTCAACAGAATCAACAATCATGTTGAAAGCCATCTCTGATGCATTTTCGGTCTTAGAAGTCTTTTCCAAAATGGAAAATTGTGGATACTTCATTTTAATAACAATTTGGTCTGTAAGTTTAATCTCATCATTCAAACTTCCAGTTTTATCTAACTTGATTTCTAAAAGGTTGAACTTAACTTCCATTGAGTTATTGCAAATTTGTCCGTTCACATCATTTTCACAGCGATACTTGTTATCAACAACTTCTCCAACAGACCTTGCTCTCAATTGAATGAAGTAGTATTCTACATCCAGAATAGGCAAAGAGTCCACATCAACTCCCTTTGTCAAGGTACAGTTATGTAAGACTTGTTTGATATTCTTTTCAATCGTATCTTTATCGTCAGATTCCATTGCCATCATTAGATTACGTTGTTCCTTAACCAGGAATGGGCGAAATCTGATTTGCTTTTTGGAAAGTGGTAGTTCCAGTTCATAAATCGGCGCATCAATTTTTGGTAAAGCCATTATATTACTCCATTAAAAAATCATTGTTATAATTGTAGTTAAGAATTTGAGCTTGAGTTGCCGGTTATAGCAGACACTACAGATTGGTTTGTATTATTTACAAATTTCTGGCCAGATGATGTGGTTATAGCAGACAAAACAGATTGGTTTGTGTTATTGACAAATGACTGTCCAGATGATGAAGTTGTTCCTGGTGGTGCAGCCACTTGACCTGCAATTTGTATTAAGGATGGTGGTGAACTGTTTGGTGGATTCAAAAGCAATGCAATTTGAGCAGCATTGATATTTTGCCAGTAATCATAAGCAAAAACAACAGTCAATTTGTGATATGTGTCGGTACTCCAATCCAAATCCATTTGGTTGACAGAGATTGGATATGCATTATATAATTGAACTGCATATGTTAAGTTATTTTTCAAGTCATATTGACTAACAATAATGTATGGTGCAGCAAAGCCATCACCAGCCACATTATTGGAACCCAATTTATAACTGAAATCAAATGATGTTGTTGGATTGATGTATTCTAGCCAAATATCAAAGAAATTTCTTTCTGACATATCACCAGAAACAGCAAAAGTTAAATCCATATCATTGTATGATGAGTGAATTGGAAATCTCAAAGATGGATTTGATCCAAATTTTTGTTCTACTGTACCAAAGGTTCTACCCGGTAGATTCGCATTTTCACAACGCAAGTTTAGACCTGGTCCAGACTGTGTTATTCCATAATAAAATGAAAGTGCATTAGGTGGAAATATGGTAACATCAAACCTGCTAGGTCTGGCCAAATCTGAGGTGAAAGAACTGACAAATCTATTAATGTTTGCTGGCATTTTATTCTTCTTGGTTAAAATGTGCCATGTGGTCTTTCCACTCTTGAACCGAGTCTCTCCAGACTTCTTGTGGTTTGGCACCTCTAAATTGTTGTATAGGTAGCAATGTTGCAACATCCCATTCATTAGGTTGAATCATTAACAATCTAGAACGAATGTGGCTATGCAAATATCTTTTCAAACATGGCTTAAACTCAGCATACTTTTTGGTTGCATTCAGTATATCATATGAAATTCTCATTCTTTGTATATCATCATTAGGTGTCAACTGTGCAAACCTCATCAACTTGTTCATAAAAGCGATACGCCATTTGACAGGAAGATAGTGTATATTCAGTCCCAAGAAACCATCATTGTATCTTTCTAGCACCAAAACCATTGGAAATCTGTCCCAATATGGCAAATCTGCCTTTGTTTTGGGGTCGTAATAGAAACAATACATCATTCCCAGTCTAAACTGGTTCATCTGTCTAAACTTTTCACGGTTTATAGTAGATGGTATTTGAGAAATCTGACCTTTTTTTAGTTCAGATATCTTTCCTTGCAACCATACGGTAGCATCTTTGGACATAGTTTTATGACCAAGAGCCGTCTTTTGTTCTGCAAGTGAGGTTAGTTTAGATGTTGCCATCTTCTATTTAGTTACACTCTTGGGTAGTTGGTCCTCTGTAAAAATAATAAATTCCCAAGAGCGGTCTTTACAGTATTCTTTTGCTGCTTTCCATTTTGCCTCATTTACACTCCAAGTGACCACTTCGGTAATATATTTTTTGGTTTTTCTTGATTGTATTTCTGGAGGTTTGGTTTGTTTTTTAGGTTTAACCTCTATCATCCAAGTTTTTAAGTTGCCGTTTCTATCTTTGACTTTTATAACAAAATCAACGAAATAACGGTGCCATCTACCATCAACAGGTGATATATAAGGAACTATAATTTCTTCACTTGACCACGAAACAACCCAGTCTTCCTCATCAAATTTTTTCATAAATCTGAATTCCCAGGTAGACCGGTAAATGATGTTTTTATAGTCACCCACATACTTTTGTGGATTCTTAGGTGTAAATCTTCCAGAATAAGCCATAAATATAGTATATATTCCTCATTTTAAGACAAACATGGCAATAATTTCAATTCCAACAGCAGTAGGTGGTGTGGCGCTACCTGGTCCACTTGGCCAAGTAGCAAGCGGACCTTTGGCCGCATTGTTTGGTGGTCAAGGTTTAAATAAATTACAATATCCACCAGAACTAGCTACTGATGCAACAAAAACGCACTATGTTGAATTTGCTATTAAAGAAGTTGCACCAGCATCTTACGAAACTTCACCGAGTGGTGCAAATTTAACACTTGGCGGTACAGCAAATGGAATTAATGCAGCAATATCAACTGATATTGGCCAAAATGTTGTTGGTAGCATAAGCAATATTACGGGCATAAACAAAGATAAAATAAATGGTGTTATTGGTGGTTTTTCAAAAGCACTGCAAGAAGGTATATCAATTACACCTCCAGTAAAAAAATTACAATCTTTAATTTACTTATACATGCCGGACACACTGGCTGCATCTTATAATGCAACATATAGTGATGTTGATTTGAGGGATGCTTTAGGAGAAGCAGTTAACACATTGAGGTCAATTGACCAACTTGCTAATCCAGCCGTAGATATTTTGTCTGGTGCCGGAAGTTTAAGTGTGAAAGCAAAACAAGCACAAGGTGTTGCTTCAACAGACCCAAATGCAATTGGTTTAGCTGTCAAATTGGGAACAGCAATCTCTGGTGCAAAATTTGGAACAGGTGGAGACCTTGGTAGCGTTTTACTACAAGGACAAGGATTAGCAATTAACCCACAAGTTCAAATGGTCTACAAGGGACTTCCACTAAGGTCTTTTCAACTATCCTTCACATTCACACCAAAGTCACAGCAAGAAGCAAAAACGATAGATGAAATCGTTTATACATTTAAGAAATGGGCTGCACCATCATTAACTAACGGTGCAGCCGCATCAAGCCAAAGTATGTATTTGATTCCTCCAGCATTGTTTCAAGTTCAATTCAAAATAAAAGGTGCTGAAAATTTCTATCTTCCAAAATATGCGGATTGTGTATTGGAGAACATTGATGTGAACTATGCACCGAATGGTTTTGCAGCACACACTGATGGTGCACCAGTTCAAACAACTTTAAATTTACAATTCAAAGAGCTTGAAATTGTTGATAGAGGTCGTTTACAAAAGGGCTTTCAGAATATTAATGATCCTCAAGGACTGAGATAATGAAATATTTTCAAAGTTTTCCTCTTGTTGCTTCAACCGACTATAACGGCAATCAAGTTGCACTTACAAATTTGATGTTGAGGTCGGAAGTTGTTCCCACTTTGTTGAACAACCCTTTGTTATTCTATACATATGACATTCAAGATGGTGATACACCAGAATCTATTGCTAACAAGTATTATGGTGATCCATATCGCTATTGGATTGTATTGTATTCAAACCAAATCATTGACCCACAATGGCAATGGCCAATGGGTCCAAACTTGTTCAACGACTATATCATTGACAAATATACTGAAGCCACAGCAAACACATTAAACATTGCTGTTGCAAATGTCACATCAACACAAGTTTTTGCATACACACAAAGCACAATACAAGATTACATATTGACGTTGACAACATATGAAAGTGCTTCATCAAATACAACCATAACAAATTATACAATTGATGCGGCAGCATACGCAAATGTTAATGTTCTTATTAGTCAGAATCCTGGTACTCCTGTTTACTTCCCCAATGGAAACTTTGTAACCAAGACTTACTCAGCTTCAACACAATCAATCTATGATTATGAAATTCAACAGAATGAAGCAAATAGAACCATCAATTTGGTCAATTCAATTTATGTTCCACAATTTGAACAACAATTCAAATCATTGATGAGTAAATAATGGCAGATACACCAGGTTTAACTAAGACGGGTATAATTTACCCAAATGACTATACAATAATCAACTTAACATTGTTGACTTCTGTTAGCACATTTGATGTTAAGAATATTTTAATTGAACTATCGTACAATGAAGACATTTTCAATAACACAGCATCTGGTTATTTGATGTTGGTTGATGCAACAGGTTACATTGAAAAGTTGCACATGAATGGTAATGAATTCATTCGTATGACTTTTGGTAAAGCAGACGACAGCACCAATATCGTTGACAAGATTTTCCGTGTGTTTAAGGTAGCAAAAAGAATACCTGAAAATGATGGTAACACAGAAACATATTCTCTCTACTTCTGTTCTGAAGAATTGTTGCTATCAGAACAATATAAGGTCAGTAAGTCTTATAGAAGTAAAGATATTGCATCTAATGTTGTTGACATTCTAAAAACTTACTTACAAGTTCCAACCAATAAGATTGCAAGCATTGAGCAGACTTATGGTGTTTACGACTTCTTAATTCCAAACATCAAACCATTTGACGCAATCAATTGGATGTCAACATATGCAAGACCTGCAAATAATCCAGGTGCCGATATGTTGTTGTATGAAGATAAGTTTGGTTACAATTATCGTTCTTTACAATCTTTGTTTAAACAACAAGTGTATAATGCATACAGTTTCAATCCAAAGAATATTAATCAAAGGGTTCAAACAAACACACAACAAATTTACAATGTATTGACATATGAAATTATGGATTCATATGATTCACTTGGTGCAATCAATTCTGGTGTGTATGCAAACCAATTGTTGTCAGTTGACCCTTTGCTAAGAAGATACAAGGTAACTAACTTTGATTATGGTTCTTACTCAAACAAAGCAAGTAAATTGAATGAGTTTCCAATCACCAACAATTTCACCAACCGAAAAGGTGATGGTTTGAATCAGACACCACAGGCTGTTTATAAGTTGGTGTTCTCAAACTACAATCAAAACGATTCAAGTTACATCAAGAGCCATCCAGGTTCGGTAGCACACGATATTTTTGCCGAAACATATATTCCATACAGAACCGCACAGTTGCCTCTACTCAACTATACAAGAGTTAAAATAACTGTTCCAGGTGACCCTGGATTAACGGTGGGTCGTGTAGTGAAATTCAATTTACTATCTAAAGACCCAAATAAAAAAGAACCAGATGATTTCTATTCTGGTAACTATTTAATTACAGCAGTAAGACATATGTTGACCGTGCACCAATATAGAACTATATTAGAATTGGCTAAAGAAAGTACCACAAATCAATACTCTGCGGTTAGCACAGGTTCTTCATTGTGGAACAATACCGTGAAAGGAATTACATAATGAAAATGGTAAACAATTTTGCAGGTCTTAATGGCTTTGTCTGGTGGGTTGGTGTTGTTGAAAACCGCAAGGATCCATTAGAGGTGGGTCGTTGCCAAGTTAGAATTTTTGGTTGGCACACAGATAACAAACAACTGATACCAACAGCCGATTTACCTTGGTGTATGCCCTTGTATCCACTAAATCGTTCTAAAGACTTTTCAACACCAAGAGAAGGTGATTACATTGTTGGTTTCTTCTTTGATGGTGAATCTGGACAATTCCCTATCATGATGGGTGTTTTACCGGGTATTCAAGGTGCGGTTGCATCTGGAGATTCTGGTTTCCAAGACCCAAGAACTGCGGCAGAAATTGCGGCAGCACCTCAAGTTCCTGCTGGTCAAAAACAATACACACCAGGTCAACCAACGATTGCACCATTGGCTAGAGGTGAAATTGCAAACTCAGCAATCTCAGCAACTAATTCTACAAGAAGTGCGGTGCAAGACATTACAACACCAATCAAAGCATCATTGGCTGCCGCAAAACTACAAGCAATGTATTTTGTGCAAGAGATTCGTTTGGCTAAAGATGCAATTATTGCTGCATTTAGTGCTCCAGGTACAGGTATTGGCAACTTAGCACAGACAGAACCTATACAAATTGCAAACAAACTTAAAGCATATGCACAAGAAGCACAGGCAGCAATTACTGCAACTAAAGAAGTTCAAGCTGCCGTTGCTGAGGTAAATTCTTCAGTATCTTATATTGAGGGTCTACCCGCCGCTGCTGTGCAACAAATAAATAGTGAAGTAAATCTACCTGGTCAAACTGGTGGTCTATACAACAGCATTCTTTCTTCCGCCAAATCAACAGTCAACCAACTAGAGAATTCCATTAAATTATGAGTAACAGCACACAAGAATTACCACCGTTAGTAGCTTGGATTGAACCTAGGTCTGATTATCAAGCACAATACCCATACAATACATTGACACAGACAGAATCTGGTCACCTGTTTGAGATGGATGATACTCCTGGTGCGGAAAGAGTTCGTCTACAACATAGAACTGGTACCTTTACTGAGGTACAGTCTGATGGCACAGAAATTCATAAGGTTGTTGGTACAAATTATGAAATCATTGCACAAGATAACAATGTTCTAATCAAGGGCAAATGTAACATCACCGTTGTTGGTGATTCGGTATTGCATGTGCAAGGTGATGCAACCATGCAAGTTGATGGAAATGTATATGAAAGTGTAAATGGCAGTGTAAATCAACAGGTTGCAGGCGATTTGACCTCTACTATCACAGGAAATGCAATCATTTCATCAAAGAATCAAGTTCAAGTTCAAGCCGATGTGTTGGTCAATGGTGACTTGAATGTTACTGGTGACATTTCATCAAGCGGTAGCGTTACTGCGGTGACCAACGTAACTGCTGGTGTTCAAGTGTATGCACCATTGGTTATGGATGGTCCAGGTCAAGTTACCGACAGTATTCTGTATCTACGTGCACTATACAACACTCACACTCACCCATTTATTGCAAAGGCCGGTGCGGATGCACTTGTTACTTTACCTACAACATCTCAAGATGTTCCATAAGCACGATAAATAGAACATGGCAACATTACCTAAGATTTACGCAGATTTGGATTTAACCTTCAACCGCACTCCAGGTACGGGAGATGTTGCTATGCGTTATAATGACCAAGCTGTTATCGCATCAGTCAGAAATTTATTGTTGACAAACTTCTATGAAAGACCATTTCAACCTGATTTGGGTTCAAACATAGATGCAATTCTATTTGAACCAGCGACAGAATTGACTGCAAACATGTTAGAGACTGAAATAAGAAATGTGATTGATAACTATGAACCTAGGGTGCAAATTGATAAATTGGTTGTGCAATTAAATCCAGACCAAGAAACATTTTCAGTCTTGTTGCAATTTTATGTTGGAAACAATACAGTACCTACAGCAGTTAACCTAATTCTTCAGAGGTCCAGATAATGGCATCTAATACAAATATTCAAGTTGCTAATTTAGACTTTAGTGACATCAAGAAAAACTTCACAAACTATTTGCAATCACAAGATACCTTTAAGGATTACAACTTTTCAGGTTCGGCATTGTCTACTCTATTGGATGTTCTTGCATACAACACACAATACAATGCATACTACTTGAACATGGTTGCAAATGAAATGTTCTTGGATTCTGCATTACAACGTTCTTCTGTTGTCTCACATGCTAAACTGATGAACTATGTACCAAAATCTCCTGTTGGTGCTGTTGCTGAAATTAATGTAACATTCAATGGTGTGACCACAACAACATTCAGCATTCCAAAATACACCAACTTCATGTCAGAATCTGTTAATGGTGTTAACTTCAATTATGTCACCACAGATTATTCTACGGTTGGTGTTGTAAACAATACAGCAACATTTACTGGTGTCAATATAAAACAGGGAACATTAGCAAAATATACCTTTACAGTAGATTCCACATCAAACCCACAGTATATTTTTGAAATACCTGATCCAAATATTGATACAACGACATTAACTGTATCAGTTCAACAATCATCATCAAATAGTGCATATCAGGTTTTTTATCCAACAACAAACTATTTGGCTTTAACACCAACCGATCCAGTTTATTTCTTGCAAGAAGCGGTTAACGGCAACTATCAAATCTATTTTGGTGATGGTGTATTAGGTCAACAATTATCTGATGGTAATATTGTTACTGTAACGTATATCTCTACTGCTGGTTCTGCTGGTGGTCTTGCAAACAGTTTCGTACTGATGGATAACATTGGTAGTTACACTAGCGTAAGTGTTTCAACTACTGGTGGTAGTCCAGCAACACAAGGTACAGACAAAGAATCAATTCAGTCTATCAAGTTCCAAGCACCTAAAGCATTCTCCGCACAAGGCCGTGCTGTGAATAAGAACGATTACATCACAGCAATTCAACAAAACACACTTGGTATTCCATTTGATGCGGTGTCTGTTTGGGGTGGTGAAGAAAATATTCCTCCAGTTTACGGTCAAGTGTTTGTTTCAATGAAACCGACAGGTGGCTATGACTTAACTGCAACACAAAAACAATTGATTAAAGAACAAGTTATCAAACCAATCAGCGTTTTGACTGTTCAACCTGTCATTGTTGATCCAGATTATACATACCTTCAAGTGTATGCAAATGTGGTATATCAACAATCACAAACAGCATTGACACCAACTGCAATGCAAACTGGTCTTCAAGGTGCAGTTTACAACTATGCAGCAAACAATTTGAATACATTTAATTCAACGTTCAATTCATACTTGATGTTGCAATACATTAATGATTTTGATCCTTCTGTGATTAGTTCTGACTTCTCTATTAATGTACAAAAGAAAATCTATCCAACACTAGGCACAACACAAACATATACACTAAACTATGGTGCACCATTGCAAAGAGGTGTTTATGGTAGTGGTATTTCAAGTTCACCACCAATTCAAGTTATCAATCCAGCAAATACACAGTTGACACTTGATGGTGTTTACATTGAAGAAGTTCCAACTTCAACAAGTTCAGTTCAATCTATTTCAATTGTCACAACAGGTTACAACTATCAACAAGCACCAACAATTCTAATACAAGGTGATGGTTATGGTGCAAATGCATTTGCAACCATCGTTAATGGTGCATTGTCCAGTGTCGTTGTTGCAAATTCTGGTATCGGCTATACATCAGCAGTTGCAACCGTTGTTCCTGCAATAGGAGATACTTCTGGTCAAGGCGGCTCTCTTGTTGTTAACTTGTCTGGTCAATATGGTTCTGTTAGAACATATTACAATAGCAATACAGCAGGTAAGGTTGTTGTCAATCCAAATGCTGGAACTATTGATTATACAAATGGGATAATTACATTGACTGGATTAGATGTTGTTCAAGTTGATAATCCATTAGGTGAATTGACTGTCTCTGCAAAACCAGCAACAACATTGATATCTTCTTCATATAACAGAATTATTAGTATTGACCCATTTGATCCTACAGCCGTAAACATTACAGTAACAGCGAAAAGATAAGTAAATGATACAGAGTAATCAAAAGCAATCGTTACTGGTTCCTTACGAACTCCCTAAGTTCATCAGTGAGGACCCAAATTATGCCAACTTTACGCTGTTTCTGAAGGCATACTATGAATGGATGGAACAACAAAACAATGTTCTAGACTATTCCAAAAGTCTTTTGCAAGACATGGATGTGGATACAACCACACAACAATTCTTACAATACTTCATCAATGATTTTATGTCCTATTTCCCACAGGACATTTTATCTGACCCACGTAAAGTTTTAAAAATTGCAAAACAGTTGTATCAGTCAAAAGGTACACCTGCTTCATACCAATTCTTATTCCGTCTTCTATACAATACTGATGTTGATTTCTTTTATACCAAAGATGCTGTCTTTTCACCATCAAGCGGTAAGTGGTATGTTCCAAGAAGTCTAAAACTAGCAACAAGTGATCCAAACTTCTTGAACATTCAAAACTTGAGAATGTTTGGTAACTTCTCAAAGTCTATTGCTACCGTTGAAGCTGCAACATACGATGGAAAAAAGACTGAAGTTTTTATCTCAAATATTGAACGTCTATTCCAATCTGGTGAAACTGTAACTGTTGTTGACAACAGAAACCAACCAGTTTATTTCTTGGATGGACAAATTGTAAGTGCAAATACTGTTGGTGCTGAAACTCTAACAGCAACAATCGTTGGTCAGATTAGCCAAGTTCTAATCAATCCAAAAGCAAGAGGCTTGTATTACAACACCAATGACCCTGTTGTTTTTATTGGCGGTTTAAATCCAAACGTATTAACTCCGACTGGTGCAACTGCTGAAGTTGGTTCTGTAACCGTTGGTTCTATTCAATCCATTTCTGTTCAAAATGGTGGCTACGGATATTATTATTCAAGTCCAAATAATACTCCTGGTGCAGCAAACACGGAAGTTATATTTACAAACGTTGTTGGTACCAATCAACCTCAAGCACCTATTGCTGTAGTTGCCGGTGTTGATACAACTCAATTGGCTAATGCAACATTCATTCCACTTGATAGTTTGATACTAAAAGAACACATCACATTAGGTAATACAAACTATCACTTTAATGCTGGTAACTATCTAACTGTACCACAACCAATTCAATTTGCAAACAATGAATTTGTGTATCAAGGTACATCAAACGCAACAAGCACATTCAATGGTCAAGTAACTAACATGGATCCTGCCAATAACGTATTGTTGTTGGTACAACACACAAGAGGAACAATAAACAACACTGCTCCATTAATTGGTGTCAATACTGGTGCAGTTCGTTACTTATTGGCATATGAGGGTCAAGGAACAAATAATGTTCGTATTCAATATGCTAACGGCCAGTTCTACACTGGTGAAGGTGTTTATCAAGGAACAAGTCTTGCAAATAGCACATTCTCTGCTTCTATTTTAAATATCAATACAAATGTTGGTGCAGGTAACAACATATTACAATTGAACAATGTTGTTGGAACAATTAATGTTGGTCAACAAATTCATGGTTATCTTTCTGGTGTTAATGCAAATACCTATTTGTTTACAACAGCAAATGCAAATACAAAAATGTCTGATGCATTTACCTTTGCATCTTTCCCAACATATCCAATAACATCTATCATTGTTGAAAACCAAGGTGGTGGTTTGACACAAGCACCAACAGTTGGTGTTGAATCTCTTTACATTGAAGATGAATTCAGTCAATCAAATCTTGCAAATC